TCTTTAACATTAAATGTTTCTATAGTAGAACCTAGCAATTCTTCTAGATATTTATGGTGACTAGTATTATCTAGATAGTCAGCGTAACATGCGTAGAATAACATTAATCTCATAGTTGTTCGTCTAAGCTCAGTTCTTGGTCAAACTTTTGTGTTTTTGATTTGTACAGCTTGTCCATGTAACCTTTGTTACGTAGGATTTTAAATGCCAGATTCTCTGTTGAGAATTCGCCGTTGGCATCTAGGCCAGCTTGACGCATTGACTTAATTTTATCTTTAAGACGATCTAGGTCTTCTACGCTACCTGATCGAATAGCGCGATTAACCTGTGTGATTAAATCACGGGCCTTGGCATTAACAGCACGATCATCGATGCTAGGTTCTTCATGTTTAGGAATACTAACCCACTTATCATCTAAGACATCGTATGTGCCTGAGCTGATGTTTTTAGCATCGACATCTTCTACATAGAGTTCTACTTCATAGCCTTTGATAGTAATGTCATGTTCGTCATTCCATATCTTTTTCTTGGCCATGTAGAACTGTTCTGTGATATCACATCCTAGATCAGCATAATTAGTAACTAGATGTAGATCAAAGTCACTATAAGGAGTATAGTTGTAGTTAGCCAGGCTACCACGTAGTAAGATACCTGATAGTTTGAAGTTAGGTACTTCTAGGTATTCAATAAAACGATGTGCTATTTCTAATAGCCTATAGCGTACATCAATACGAAGTTTATAACCTTTGCCAAATACATCATCCCATACTTCGGGATTTAGTTGATCATGGTAAGCAATATTACCTTTGACTAGATCCTTGGCTCGCATTATTTTAAACCAGATAGTTTACGAATTGCGTCTACGCTTTCATTAACGTCGTCTTCGCCTGGGAATTTATGTGCTCTACCAGCATGACCCATATAATAACCTTGCTGTGCAGCCTTTTCAGCTTCACTGGCTTTCCACGCACGTAGATGTTTCAATCTACTGGTCATTTTAGGATCGTCTTTGTGTTTTTCTAAAGTCTTGTCCCAATCACTTTGTTGTTCTGCGTGACGAGCATTGGCCGCATCAGCACCCCACCCTTCACTTAGTGCTGAACGCATTTCTGCTTTAGTTTTTTTGTATTTTTTAAGAAATTCTTCGTCAGATAATTCTTTAAGGTCAATAGCAACATCTTTAACACGACCTTCAGTAATTTGATGTTCTTCGCCGATGGTGTAGTAAGTATTTGCGGCACCATTGCTAGCACCGTTGCTAGCGGCTTTGTTTAAGTTGTCAACTAGACTCTTAATGTTTTTAGGAGTCATGTTGATTTTGTAACGACCACGTTCGTGTTCGTATGCTTTACCAACTTCTAATGTATAACCAAAGTAGTCTAACAACTCAGGAATAGTGCCTGATGTCGAACGAGTTCTATCTTCACGGCCAAAGCCACCACGTTTTGTAATGTTTACTACATAGGTCTTTTCAGCACTTGCTTCTTCTAAGTCGTCATCTTGACCTAAATGTTTGCCAAAATCTTTAGCCAGATCTTTAGTAAATTTTTTAGTATCTTTTACAGGTTTACCTTGAACAGCTTTTTGTCCTGGCTCTAAATCCTGTGATCCCCATGGTTTGTAATCTTCTTGATCTCCATGTTCGTTTAATTCGCTCTCACCTAGTCTAGAACGACTAGCGGCACGTGCTGCCATGTTTGCTACTCCTGCTTCGGACTTTTCTTTAGCTTTAGCAGGATCTTCATTTTTAACTGTTAAGATATCTGTTGAGAACTTAATCTTGCTTGGATTGATACTGTCGATGTAGTGTTGTAGTTCTGGGCTAGCATGGTTAACTGCTACTAGATCTTTAAGCATGAACGGATGACCTAAGGCCGCCGATACTTTGGTAGTGATAACATCTGGACTTACTTCTGTATGTCCTTCTCCAATAAGTTTAATAACTTCTGCTACTACAGCATTGGCTTCATCACTATCACCCATACCTTCATTAACTCTACGTGTAAATTGTTTTGCTCTCATGTTGATTTCCTAAATATCACCTAATTGCCATGCGCGGAACCAAGCACCTGTGCCTGGCAACGGACTACTTTCCGGTAGCTGAATTCCGTCTCTACCTAATGTTTCTTTAGCGTCTGCTATTAGTCGTTCAAAATCTGGACGACCTTTAATCTTTTTAATAATACTTTCTACAGAATTTAAATCATTGGGTGTACCGTTGATTAATTTCTGTGCTATTTCTTTTGGATCTAAACTAATAACTTCATTAGTAGTACGATCCATAAGTCCAAACTTTGGGCTCCATTTCATGTTCTGTGCTTTGGCAATACTGCTTAACAGAATATGGCGGTGTAGTCCTTTATATGGGCTATTTGGTTGCCCACCCATTAATGAGAAATGCTGAAAACCAGGATTCTCAGTAAACATAAAATCTGTTTGTACAAAACCATTGTTTGGATCACCTAAAATAGGAGTTTTTACATGTACAGCATCACCAGATTTTCTGATATCATTCTTATTTACACCTTTGCGCAATAGTTGTTGTATTAGAACATCCTTGCTGACTTTAGTACTATCGACTCCTACGTCTAGGTCTCCGCTGGTTTCTGCGCGGCCAGTTGAGCCTAACATATTATCTACTAGATTAAGACCGGTTAGGCCTTCTAACCACTGTAGCGTAGGCACAACATTGTCGCGAGTAATGCGAATAGTTACAGGGCGACCCTCCGAGTCTTTAAATACATTACCGCCTTCAAATAAATTACTTGCCATATGCTTTTACTAGTCCTTTTGCTACTACATCTAGAGAATTTTCGTCAGCTTGATATTTAATACCAATACCACCACGAGCATTCCATTTGTCGATATTTGTACCACGATCATCAATTAAGATGTTAGGACTGCCATCTGCATTTACAGCGTGGGTTTCTTTTGTACCTGTGATAACAATATCTTGTGGCATAGGTCTTAGATGTGTACTAATCCATTCACGCTTCCAATGTTCGCTGTTCTTGTGATCACCACGTAGGGGACTTGAACAGATGTTATAGTGTGGCACGTATTTTAATACTAATTTAATTAGCGCATCTGCTGTGCTAAATTTGGGTAAACGTAAAAAGAAATCAGTGCCTACCATTTTGTTTAGTGTGGGATCTTCCTTAGCAGGTGGAATTGAACGGTAGTCATGCTTACCATACTTGTTGGCTGGCACACCTGCTAGTTTAGCATATTCATGGAAAAAGTCGGCCAGCACACCATCCATATCTAAATAGATTTTGGTGTTCTTTGTTGCTCTAGTTAATTCGTCTGCTCTCATTGTAGTATTTATCGTAGTTTAATATATGAGCATTATACATGAATTTGGTTAAAAAGTCAATAAAAAACCGCCACTTGGACGGTTTTTTGGTTTGGATTTCCGATTAGAAACTAATAATAGCTATGCCACCACCACCAGCTGCATACAATGATCCACCATTGTTAGAGGAAGTTTGTACCCACCCTGTCGGTAATAAATTAGTACCATTTGATCCTGAGTAACCGCCACTGTCTCCACCAACAGTTGCTCCGCCTGCTCCGCCGTCGGCTCCACCGCCACCACCGCCTGATCCACCGCCATCTCCGCTATGGTCGATACCTTGTCCGCCATAAATTTGTCCAGTGTAGCTAGGCGTACCTTGACCTTGACCATTAGAGTAGTTACCACCGCCACCACCACCACCACCGCCTCCTGCTATGGCAACAGTAGTTCCATTTTTCTGTATAACTGTAGCGGCGCCACCACCACCGCCTTCGCCTGACCAACCACTTGTTCCTGGATAGCCGCCGCGGCCACCTACGTAGCCTAAGGTAGAAATACCACCGATCGCGCTGTATTGTCCCGGAGTTGAAATACCAGTTCCTTGACCTGAGCCACCGCCACCGCCACCTGACCCAACTGACACAGTAATAACATCTCCGGGACTAACTGATAAATTACCTGTAATAATTGATCCAGCAAATCCTGGATAGCCGATATGACTATCGTTACCGCCACCACCACCTCCGCCACCAGCTAGATAAACATTTATTAGAGAAACGCCAGATGGAATAGTTATTGTATGTGTAACTTGATCTGTAAATACCTGAGCTGGAAGAATTTGGCTATTGCTCAATATAGGAGTCCACGTACCATTATTTTTAATCCATGCTTGTTCGATTGATTTCCAACCTGATTGCGATACAACTTCAATTGGGGCATTAGGTGTTGAATATGTAATAGTGATTAGGCCATTATTACCATTTACTAAATGATCTTGTGTATCAGCGCCTTGTCCGCCTGCTGAACCAGCACCTGAAGTGTCAACGAAACCGGCTGGAACATAGCCTGTTCCTCCTGTGCCACCACCGCCACTATATCCGCCGCCTGCTCCACCTGCGGCAGCTACTAATACTGTTGATCCTAGTAATATACCAGATGATCCACCACCGCCACCTCCAGCTGGATAAGCACCTTGACCGCCATAATTATCACCTGCGCCACCTGCGTTAACACCAGAGCCACCGTTACCGGCAGTACCTTGCTGTCCAGCTCTGTAAACCCAAGAATCTGTACCTGTTATACCGCCTTGGCCAACTACCATGAATAATATTTCACCTGGGGTAACTGACAATGTACCTGTGACTAAATCACCTGCTGAACCAGACTGATTAGGTAATACCCATACATCACTGCCGTTACTCATACCGCTTGTACCACCACCAGCACCTGCTATAGAAACTGCGATAGATGTTACATTATTGGGCACAGTCCAACCAGTTGCTCCGACTGTGTTAAATGTCACAGTGTTGACCGTTGGTGGTGGTGTAACTAAACTTGTAGATGTTGGAACTTTAACATATCCTTCTAGTAATTGTTTCCACGCACCAGACTCTTTAATATAACCACTGAATTTGCGAGTGAATACTAGTACAGCATATCCAGGATATCCTGCCCATCCGGCATTTTCTGGAGGAGCATATAGTTGTCCAATGCCACCACTATGTATACCGTTCCCTGGAACAGTCACTTGTCCTAGTTGTAGGCCACCAGATCCGCCGTAATTTGCAGCACCGCCTAGGCCTCCGCGATATCCACCACCTCCGCCACCACCAGCAAGAGCACCCCCACCACCTAATGAGTTTGAATTTAATGCTGGGAAGTTTACTGGTAATCTCGAATCCCATAATTCAGATGTGTCTGGATTTAATATTTGTGCACCAATACCGGCAGGGCCACCTGTATTTGTAATACTTAATGTTACTGTATGTGTACCAGCTGAAATATAAGTAGTAGCAGAGTCTACACTGGTATAGCTACTAGATGTTACAATAACATTGCTGTCAACCGAAAGTGTTCCGTAGTTATCGGTCGACAAATAAAATGTATAACCCGAGGTTGTTGGAAAATTAACCGTAGTTTGATATGTGTTAGTAGTTACATCATTACTACCGCCGGTCCAAATGCCGTAGGTATTTAAGAAATTACACCAAGCACCATTACTTACTGGATACCAACCTGACGGTTGTGCTTGTACTCCACCAGGTAACCCGCCGTATCCGGCTCCGCCATCATCAAATAAGCCGCCACCTCCACCGCCACCAGCGGCTACAGCTATTGGAACTCCGTTGACTAAAACTGCTGTGGCAGCACCGCCACCTCCACCTGCCCAAGGGCCATCACCATCTCCGTCACTGTCGTATCCACTTCCACCATTGCCGCCAGCAAATTGACTTGGTAAATTACTTGTTCCACCTGCGCCACCAGAGTAGGCACTAGCAGCATCTTGTCCAGCACCGCCTACATCTACTTGTACAAAATCGCCTTGGTTAACAGCAATGGTTGACTGTACAAATCCACCGCCCGCTCCAATACCTCCACCCCATCCTTGTCCGCCACCTGCTCCCCAAAGATAAACTTGAACGTTCGATTGGAATCCTTGCGGCATCGTAAACGAGAATAATTCAGGTGTTGCGATTGTATATACGTATTGCAGACTCATTTATGTTTTCCTATGTAGACAGTTTAACTGCCTTTTGGTGTACGGCTGTGCTATAATCTTTACCGTATTTGTCTCTTAGATATTTAAGAAATTCAAAATATTCGTGTTTATTTGCTAGTTTGTTGTCTATAGCACGTCTGATTAATCCACGTGCTGTTAAAATATGCTCGATACTAACAGGCTCTTCGTCATCTGTAATAAGATTCGCTACAGCCATATCTTCGTTAGTTTCACCATGCCATTGATCATCTCCGTTATACCATTCATCAGCATCACTTTGTGGGCCTGTATAAGGATCTTGATCGGGACTATGGAACATACTATGGCCGTCGTACCATTGGCCTTCATCGTTGTGCCATTCGCTATCAGCTTCTTCCAAATTATCACGGTTTCTTTCTGGGTGATAAGGGACTACAGAATCGTTGTATTTAAAAAGTTCACATATAAACATAATAAAACTATTTATCTAACTTTTCGGTTGACAACTACAAACTAAGAATGTATAATTCACATATTATCAACAATTCAAGGTATAGTTAATGTCAATGATTAGTGATGTAGTAGATTTAATAAATGATCCATACAATGGTCCAGAGGAAGGTGTAGATTTTTGGGTAGATGAACAGGGTCTAATACAGGTTAGCGACACTCGCACTGCTGGATTGATCATGCGCACAGTTAATACCAGTGGTAATTTTACCAGTCAACTGGTTAAAATCGGCCAAAAAGGCGATAGTGTACTCTTAGGATTTGATGAGTTATTGAATATTGAGCCAGTATATGCTGCCCGTATTGGATATAAACATGACACCCAGGTTGAAGTAAAGAGCGATACAGTTGATAAATTCTTTATTTACGTCAATAAAAAACGTCTAGCTCGTACTTTTAAAAAACTAGCACAGGCTAAACGTTATATTAAACAATTAGACAAAGATCTACAACAAGAAGCTACTGAACCAGAAGCTACTGAGGATTAGTTTTTGTCTGTTGTTGTTTTTGTTTTTGTTGAACCTGTTGCGTTTGTTGTGCTAAGGTCTTAAATTGATTTGCTAACTGTGGATTTTGTGCTACAGTTGACATATCTTTCATTAGTGGTTGTATAGCCTTCATGTCATTGGCCGCAACAGGTTTGCCCTGACTAGCCGCATCTAATGCTTTTGATATATTAGGTGCTGGAGCGGTACTTTGTGTAGCTGATTTTACCGCTTGAGTAGCTTGAGTCATATCTTGTACTTGTTTAGGATCCACTGCCGCTTGTCCTTGTGCCGGAGCACCTGACTGTGCTGGTTGCCCTGGTTGAGGCATACCTCCAGCTTGTGGGTTAGCCATAGGCTGTAGATCTTCGTCTACAGCTTTACCTTTTACTTTATCCGAATATGCTTGTGCGTTCTTGTGAAATTCAGCACTTAGGCGATCAAATGCTGCTTGTTTATCTTGATTACTCATTCCGCTGTTAGCAATCTTTTCCATGCCACGTCTGAACGCTGAAATAACAGGAACATCACCTTTAGCTTCATCTATATCTTTCTTACCATTCCATTCCCAGATTTTCTTATGGGTACTTAGGTCAGTAACTTCGATGTGTTTATATTCTTTTTCACCATGATAGATCATATACTGCGCACTGTAGATAGCATCGTTTTTATCAACAAAGTTACCTTTGTCGTAGCCATCGCAGGTTACTTTATAGTTAAATTCTTCTTTAGCTTCATCTAGATCATAAGGATGTGGATTGTCTTCATCATCGTGTTCTTGGCTCATATCACTAGGCACTTCTTTAGGCCATGGAATAGATTTTGCAACATCTCTAGCCTTCATAGGCGTACCTTTTAAGGCTTTTTGTCCTGGTTTTAAGAAAGGGTTTTGACCACGAGGATCATAACCTTCTTGGTCTCCATGTTCATTCACACTAACTGTATTGTAACGCTTGCTTGGTTCACCAGTTTTACCGTAGTCACGACTCGGACGACTACCTTTACGTTGTGGACGTTTTTCTTCCACACCTAGGTTATCTTCTTCTAATGTTTCTAAGAATTCATCAAATGCTTCTGCTAGCTCTTGTTCTTTGGTTTTAGGTTTAGGACCTTTACTTAGATCTTTAAGAATGCTTTCTTCACAACCGCCTACACCTTCACCTGGTTTTGGAGGATTAGGATTCTTACCAGACCAATAACCTTTAAACTTAGGACCCGCTGGGTTATGCTCAGCTTTTTTCATGCTAGAGCCAGCACCCTCAAACAGGTCAATTTTAGCTAGTATTTTTTTAAAATCCATTTTATTTCTTCTTAGATCTTTTTTGTGTATATGTGCCGCCAAATAATGATCCTACTTGGCTTTTAGGTTTTCCTCCAGCCATTCCTGGAGTAGCAGCAATAGCACCTGAACCTGTACCACCAGCACTGGCATTTTCTGCTATGTGTGGTTGAACACCTTGTTCATGTTGGCTAAGAATATAATCACCTACAGCAACAATCATACCTTTAGCTACCGCAATCTTTTCTTGACACCATTCAGGTAAGTCTTCGTTATCGTCTAGATTTTTAGCTAGCTCTAATGACATACGAATTGTTGTTAATAAATTATCTTTAACCATGCCTGCTTCGTCGTCATATTCTTCATGGCTGTATTCTGATTCGTTAATAAATTCTGATGGTTTCATAATGTGTTCCTAATATAGTGTATTTATACTGTTACTATAAATGATAGTTGAGTTCTATTAATATTATCATCTGGAGTAATAGAATTGTTAATAGTTAAACCTTTAAGGACAAATTGAGCAGTGGAATTGCTGGGATTTAAGATTGGTTCTATTTTAATTATATTTTCAACACCGTGTTCCAATTCAACCCAGATGTCTTCTCTAATATAATGACTGATTTCCCATATCCAATTACGTTCGGTAACCATGTCATCGTTTACATATAATCTATATTTGTTAGATTCTATCGTTACCCATCTGGGGCCCAGACAATGGACATCTACTTTTATATTCTTAACAGCCATAGATTAAACAGGCTTAACACCTTTGCCTACATCTTTACCAACTTTAATCTGTCTTGTTGCTGGGCTTTTTCGTCCTACTAGACCAAATGCTTTCATTTCTTTACCCAAAGTCTCGGGACGAACATCTACAGTTAATCCCATTACATATCGTGGATCATTGCCACCTTTAACAACACCCGAAGCCTCATCCATGTGTTTAAAGTATTCTACTTCACGTTCATGTTTTTTAGCGGCCGCTTTACTTGGAAAGTCTCCAAGATTCTTACCTGTCTTTTTACTAACTAATCTATAACCACTACCATGTTTAACAATGTGTTCTAATAACATACCTTTACGCACTGCGTGGAATAATGGTTTAGCTAGTTCGCCTGCGCCAGTTGCTTGAGCAAATGCTGCTATATCGTTGGCTTTGGCTGCAGCACGGGCGGCACTAGCACTTACTCCGGCTATTCCTTCGTCGTCAGGATCACGATCCCCACTACTAATAAAATTAATAGCGTCAAATTTATAATAAACATTACCGCCTTCTGCTCCATTGTATTTTTCTAATAATTCTTTAAAACTGTCTAGTCGATCACTACCTGCTACGAACGTAACAGAGCGATAGCCTTTATTATATAACCATTCGGCAATCTGCATTATGGTTCTTAGTCTAAGATCCTGTACAATGTGCCCTGCTTGGTTGGGAAATAATGCTTTAAGGAATTTTACTTTTGTTTGGTAATCTAAAGGATTTTTCTTAGCGTCATGACTTTGGCTAGAAAAGATAAAGTAATCGCCACCGTGTGCCGATCTAACCACTGTGTCAATTAACTGAGCATGCCCGATAGTAGGCGGATTCATACGGCCGAAACAGAAGCTCGCATGTCTTTTGTCTATTGCTTCAAATAATTCATTTAGGAACATAGTAAATCCGTAATATTTACTATATTTATCTTAGATTTTCTCTAATAACCAGATGTAAAACGGACTGGTAAATTTAAGCGTATATGCACCATTCCAGCCCAAATTTATACAGCTATCTAAATGATTAATCATTTCCCCTTTATACATACAGGGAGTATCTAATATATATTCAGCTGACCAAAGCAAGTTGCCTAGGCTAATATCGTCGATAGTGATATCATCAATATTTAATAACATGTCGTTAATGATGTTATTGTTTTCTAATAATGTGTCATCGTCGGTTTTATTATCTAAACGAATTTTTAAAACGTGATCGCCTTCAGATACCTCTCGTTCAAAAGTAAAAGTTTTAGTTGAAGAATCTGCTTCACCACTGATCATTAACTGTTCGTCAAACCAGATAGAAAAAGCGGGCAGTTTTTTCCAAACTGTCCCACTTAGTGATATATCAAATTTGAGATTTTCTATTTCCATTATTGGGCTTGTTTAGCAGCTGTTTGTGCTGGAGTGATATCTGGCATTTCTGCTGGTTTTTGACCAGTTAATACGCTTAGATCACCAGCAAATTCATAATGCCCGCTGTGGTTTAGCAACACTTTGGCATGAGCATAGATCTCACCACCTAGTTTAGCCCAACGACGACAGAATGTCCAGTCTTCACTTAGATAGTGACCTTTTTCATCAATTTCGCAATCAAAAATCGCATACATAGTTGGCTCATATTGTTTACCTAGACCGACATCATCCACGTATTTTGTTTCTGGATGAGCAGCACATAGTTTTTCATATACATGACGTTTGAACATCATAAAACCTGTGCCCATGGTATCCACTGGGAAAATGTCATTCATAATAACAGTACCAGGTTTAACGTTGATAACATAGCTAATTGGCAAGGCTTTCTTAGGATACAATCCACCAATAACATCTTTGTCAGTGGCCAACATCATAAAGATCGCTTCTGGTTGGAAACGGATGTCTGCGTCGATGAACATAAAGTGTGTAGCCGCTTGATTGGTCATCATTTTAGCCATTAAGTTGTTACGAGCACGTGTAACTAATGATTCGTTAACCATAGTGTCTAGTGACCATTGTAAGCCAGTTTTACTTGCCATTAAGATAAAACGCAAGAAGCTAGTAAAACAAGGTTCTGTAATCATACCACCATATGCTGGAATACCAAAGTGAACATGTACTTTACTAAAGTCAAATTGCTGTGGTTGTCCTTGTTGCGGTTGTTGTAATGCGTTTTGCATTAACGCAGGTGAATTGGGTTTAATACGTTTTGATTGTTTGGTTGCCATTGAAAATCTCTCTTTTAATTGAATTATGCTACTGTTATTTCTACAAGTGTACCTGCCCCAGCAAGCTCTTGTACTACTGCTTCTAAACCGTCAACGGTATCACTAGTAAAAATGTCAGTTGCGTCTTCATCATTTCTTAACATTTTACTTACAGTAATTACTATTGTTTCTTCGTGTAACTTTGCCATCATAGGCTCCTAATAATATACTACTATTATTTATCGGAGCCTAGTTAGGCTATAAAATTATTCTACAACAATGATACCGTTCTCGTCAACAGTTTTATTTTCTAATAGATCTAACATTGGTGCTACCGCATCAAATGCTATAGCATCATTTTTATAATCTACAGAAATAATAGTACCACTGGCAATGTGATCGAATAAGATCTTTTTACTTAGTGGTACTTTAATAAGTTCGTTGATCTTACGTGCTAGTGGACGTGCGCCCATCTTAGGATCAAAACCAACGTCAGTTAAGTGGTCTACTAGAGGTTCAGTAAAGCGTAAGGTAATGGATTTTTCAGCAAGTAATTCATTAAGCTCGCTTAGGAATTTAATTACAACTTTCTTCATCGAAACTTTATCTAGTTTATTGAACTTGATCACAGCATCTAAACGATTGCGGAATTCTGGTTTAAAGAATTTTTGTGCCGCAGCATCATCAGTGCCTTCTTTTTGTTGACTGCGTCCAAAACCAATTGCGTTTTGTTCAGCATCACTAGCACCCAAGTTACTAGTTAAGATAACAATACAGTTGCGGCAATCTGCTTTCTTACCATTACTTCCAGTAATAAAGCCCTCGTCCATGATGCTCAATAATAAGTTATTGATATCAGGATGTGCTTTTTCGATCTCATCTAACAAGATAATACTGTGTGGGTTGCGTTCAACTTCACTAATCAGCAGTCCACCACCTAGGTTACCATCTTCATAGCCCACATAGCCCGGAGGAGCACCAATAAGTTTAGCCATACTATGTTTTTCTTGATATTCACTCATATCAAAGCGAATTAGTTTCATAGCTAAGTTTTCACTTAATAGTTTACATAGTTCTGTTTTACCAGTACCAGTTGGTCCTAAGAACAAGAAATTACCCACTGGTTTGTTGTGTGATTTCATACCAGCTTTGGCTACATAGATTTTTTCTAATACGCTGTCAACTGCGGAATCTTGCCCATACAAACGTTCTTTGATATTAGTATCAAGATTAATTAAGTTGGTGCTGGCTTTTTCTGTTAGCAAATGATCACGTGGGATCTTAGTTGCTTTGCTGATAGTATCAACAATTTCTTCTTTACCGATAACAAAGTCTGCGTTCTTGATCTTCAAACGAGCACAGCTCATATCAATTAGATCAATGGCCTTATCTGGTAAACGTTTGTCAGTTTGGTGACGAACACTTAGATCAACTGCGGCTTCAACAGCTTCGTCTGAAATAACGCCACCATGGAATTTTTCAAAGTGATTGCGTAGACCGTATAAGATATCTTTAGCCACTTCAGGAGTAGGCTCATCAACATTTAGTTTATAAAAACGGCGCATTAAAGCACGATCTTTTTCGAAACTCTGTGTGTATTCTTCAAATGTAGTGCTAGCAATAACTTTAATACCACCTTTGGCCAATGCTGGTTTAAGCATGTTAGCAAAGTCTACTGAACTACTACCACCTGCGCCAGCACCCTGCATTTGATGTGCTTCATCAATAAACAGGATAGTTTTACCTTTTTGACCTAGAGCAGTAAGAACTTCTTTGAGTTTTTCTTCAAACTCGCCACGATATTTACTACCAGCAAGCAAGCTACCAATTTCTAAATTGTATACTGTGTATTCTTTTAGATATTCAGGTACTTCTTTGTGTATAATCTTATAAGCAAGACCTTCGGCAATAGCAGTTTTACCTACACCAGGATCACCAATCATTAATACGTTTGATTTATTACGGCGAGCAAGTACTTGAGCAATTTCTTCTAGTTCATATTCACGCCCGATAACTGGATCAATTTTTCCTTCTTCAACATGTTTGTTAAGATCAGTACAATATTCTGCTAGGATCTTATCGGCGTAATCTTTCTTAGCCGATTCTCTTTTATTAGATGTAGGTTTAGTTAACCTATCAGCATTTTCCTCGGCATAGAATGATACAAGTTGCTTACGATTAATACCCCACTTGAGTATAAAATAACTAGCATGACTGTTTGGTTCTTGTGTTAGACTTAAGAACAAGTCAATAGGCTCGAGTTGTTCACGGGCACTAAAGATAACCTGTGTAAACGCACGATTAAACACACGTTCTAAACTGTGTGTACGCATTGGAGCAATATCTTCTTTTTCCAAATTGACTAAATGATCTTGCTTGCCTAAAAAGTCATATAGATCCCTTAAAAGATTTTCAACATCTGCGCCGTAATCGACTAATAATTTATTAAAGCTGGGGAATTCTACTAGACCTGTTAATAAATGTTCTAGTGTAACGTATTCGTGTTTGTAGTCTTTAGCAAGAGCACAAGCATGGTTAATAATTTTTTCAATATCTGGATTTGTGTGCATTTCAGACAAGATAGCTCCTAACTAAAAATATTTATTGAATTGATCTAATGTTTCTAAGTATGTTTAATTCTTGTTCAGACAGCATAGGTGTTTTAATTATTACATTAACAATTAAATTACCGCGAACATTGCTGTTCATTTGATATAGTCCTTGGTTTTGTAAACCAAATTTAGTACCAAATTGACATCCTTGCGGTATCTTAATATTAAATTCCTTGTTGTCTATTCCTTGAATTATTTTATCACATCCAAGCATAGCATCTATACTGTCAATTTCTAAATTCTGTACAAGATCTATTCCATGTATTTCGAATCTAGCATCAGACTGTACATTAATTATAACATAAAGATCTCCTCTTGTCAAGGTATCAAACATGTTATCACCCATTTGACTGTACTTAATAGTAGTGCCATTGCTGACCCCTCTTGGGATATTGACATCTATATTAAATCGATCACCTTTGGTTGTTTGTACGCTGATTGATTTTTGTTGTGAGTCTAAGGTGCTAGCTAAATCAATTGCTAATTGAACACGTAGATCTTTATTTCTACGCGGTTGTTGATGCCTTTGGAAAGGATTTTGTCCACCGAATCCCTGACTAAAGAATTGTTGGAATATGTCATCACCACTGCCAAAGTGGAATTGAAATCCTCCAGGGGCTCCACTAAAATCGTGGAAACCTTGAAAAGGATTTGGATTATCGTGTTGTGCTCTTTTCTGAGGATCTGTGAGAGTATCGTAAGCGTTTTGTATCTCTTGAAACTTAGCAGTATCACCGCCACGATCTGGGTGATGTTTACCTGCTAGTTTTCGATACGCTTTCTTGATGTCTTCATCAGATGCCCCTTTAGGCACACCTAATATTTCATACGCATTTGCCATATTGTTTATTCTACAAGAAAACTATGATTTTGTCAAGTATTTATTTCTTAGATTTAGCCGCACGTTTAAGTTCGGCTTCATACCATTCTTCTTCTTTAACATAAATGTCATTGAAGTGTTCGTCTAGGTTACACTGCTCGTCAATGGCCTGAGGAATAGTAGCAAAGCCACGTTTAACCAGCATGCTAACACCAGTTCTGCGATCAACTACTGCTCCATTGCCATATACCATACTACCAAATGGGAAAGTAACAATGTCAAATGTGCCATCCCAAAACTTAGTGCGTAGGTCAATAATAAATTCACGGCAACCATCGATACTCATAGTATCGTGGAATACAATAATACCTGTTTCGCTTAGTTGTGGATAGATAGCATCAAAGTCATTTTTGATACCTTCGTAGCTGTGACAACCATCAATAAATGCTAGGTCAATTCTAGGATGTTTTGACTTAATTAGTTCATGAAACTCAGGAGTTTTGCTGTTAATTTTAGTTAATTCAAAATTAAAGTGACCTTCGCTACGTAGATATTCTTCACACTTCTCTTGGCTTGACCAATGTTCAAATTGATTTTGTAAACCATGTGTGTCCCAGATGTCGTATCCGTATACTTTGCCACCTACACGGGCAGCACCACGACACAAAAAGCTAGTAGTCTTAGCTTCTGCTACTCCTACTTCTACTACTACTTTACACTGATTAAGATAAATCAATGCTTCTAAAAACGGACTATGTTCTTCTACTGTTACAGCCATTGTAACTCCTAATTGAATATGAAAAAAGGTAAACTATATGTTATTATAGCTTACCTTTTATTTAATGTCTAGAGTTAACTAGCCAATTTTTCTACGGCGCATTGGTGCGTTTGGATCTACAGTTGGATCTGGATGTGGAACAGTATCTGGATCTACTGAGACATTAATTGTAACAGGTTGTGGCTGTTGAGCAGGCTGTACGTATGAATTAGCCACAGGCTGTGCTGCATATGATTGTGGAGCAGGAGGCGGAGTATATGGTTGAGCTACAGGCTGTGCTGCTGTACCTGCCGGAGGTTGGTATGTAGTACCCATTCCTGGGCCAAATCCTACAGTAGTAGGAGTTGATGTAGCACCACCCAATTTCTCTTGTGTACGACCATAAGCACTAATACCAATAATAGCACCCATGGCCATATGGAATAATCCACCGCCTTGTAAGGTCAATGGTTGCCATTGGCTGGTTACTGTGCCATGATCATGTGCTTGTAGTAGGCTCCATAATACTGGAAATCCTATAAAATCCATAAAACAGACCA